TTACAGCACCGCCCAGCGGCTCCCACAAGGTTCTCTAGACCATGTATAGCCTTTGTGGGACTTACGAAGACCGTTGATACACTTGCTTACGTTGGCGTGTTGTATACCAGCTTCTTTCATGGCTTTATCTCCTATAAACTTCACCACTTCACCAGTTTTAATGTTAGTGCCAATCCAAACCCATTTACGTTGGTTTGCGTTACCAGCAGCATACTTATTTCCTTTAAAAATAGCGCTGGCAGTTGCTTTTTGTTTGGCTGAAGTTGGCTTTCCAATTTTATCTTTGCCCATTAGCTTTCTAGCCGTTTCAGACACTTTATGCCCTAACGCACGTTTGTTACCAATACTAGCTAATCGATTTTTTTCACGATGCTCTGTAGTTTGTTTGTAACCAGAAGTCCCGTCACCACCATCCGTAAGATTGCAAAGTTTATGACCCAATTCACGAAAACAGGAAATTAACAAGCGTTCATGGCAAAATGCCTCTTCTTCGGTATCCCAACGTGCAAGAATTTGAACATCAGGCTTACCGTATTTTGCAACTACTTTTTGCCAATAGTTATTTCTACTACTTAAATAGTAGGCGCGTCGCTCACTACTACCTTTTCCAATATAGAATAGGATTCCTTGTGGAGTGTAGTGAGCATAGGTGCAAAACATTGCAACTCTTTAATTGCAAAACATTAACTTGTTGCCGTTGTTGAATATGTAACGCTAACAGTGTCACCTGCGGTTGTTGTCTTGGCTGTGCTAAACAAGCCTTCTGAGTACAACGTGCCAGCAGTAGAACCCTGTGTGCTTACGGCACCTGTACCCAACACCAAGAAGCAGCCATAGACTGTGCCGCCGCCACCAGTGATGGTGTAGGTGATGGCCGTGGCTGTCGAAGATGTTACGTTGGAAGGAGTCGAGCCAGTCGATGTGGACGACGCAAATACTGCTGTGCCCCGCACTGCCGATCCACTAACGGTGTAGTTGGTGAACTCAGTCCATGTATGCGAAGCCATTGTGTCGGTGGCCGCAGCGGTAAAACTGTTGCTGATCAAACCAAGGAAGGGTCCTGTGACGCTGTATGCGCTGCCTTTGAGCAGCGTGTCCAACATCAACTGTTTGCCAATAGCAACAACCAAGTTGGGGAATTCATCAGCCCACTTCAGGTTGCCATCTTTGTCTCGGCACTCAACGTGGTACCAGCCTTCAACGCCCATGCCCTCGGGGATGGTGGCCTTGGCCTGCATTGTGGCAACAGCGTGGTCACCAAAGTTTGAAATTTCATTTGCCATATTCGCTCCTTATGCGATCCGGATGATTGCTGATGTGTTTGTTGCTGATGGAAACTGCACGGTAAATGTCCCATTGGAAACTTTGTCGTTGCCAAAATCCAAAACACAAACCGCTGGGTTTGTTGTGCCGTTGTTCAAATAGATCAAAGCGCCACGCGCCGTGATCGCCCCAGTCCACGCAGCGTTAGCAAACGAGATATAGGCCGTGTCGCCACTGGTCCCCGTTGTCGGGGTTTGCGTGATGGTCAACAGTTGACCGCCCGCCGTGTAGCTGCCGCCCGTAGCCTCGCCCACACTGGTGTAAGCAGTGGTTGTTTGGTTCAACGTTGCTGCGTTGGTGTACAGCGCAATGTAGTACGTGCCCGAAGTGAAGTTGTACACCCCGTTCATCAAACCTGTTTTGAAGGCGTCGCACGCCCAATTGCCAGTAAACGCCATATCAAGTCACCGCCTGACGATATTGACCAGAACGATAAGCGTCTTGACGCTCCAGACCATCGCCCAGACGTTTGGCCAATTGAAGGGCTTCGTTGTACTTAGCGTTGTATGCTGCGAGAATGTCGGCCTCACCTTTCATGTAGGTGTTGGCTTCGACCAAACAACCATACAACAGCACGGTGTCAAAGTTGTCACCCAACCAAGAAGTCCCATTTGGGTTGGTAATTGCCGCCACAGGGACAGAAAAGCCCGAACCCGTGCCTCCAATCGAAGAATTTGCTGCTGAGAGGACATCGCCAACGGTGTATTCACACCCCGCAGAGCTAAGCACAACAGAAGTCACGGCGTTACCCGCAATAGTCACGGTAGCCAATGCCCCACTTCCTGTACCCCCTGTCAGGGGCACATCAAAATATGTGCCGTTGGTATAACTACTACCGCCTGTGACCGTGCCCAGCCCTGAAATGATTGCTTGGATGATCGAAGCTGGGTAGTAGTAATAGTGCAACTCAACGGAATAGTTGGTGTCAGGCGTTGGGCCTAAGATAAAAGATAGTTCATTCGTAATTGCACCGCCCGAGATGGTTGGGCCAAACAGCGCGTAGTACGAAGGCTGGCCAGTGCTATTGGGCGCTGGGTAAGCTTCACGGATGAAGTTGACATCTTTGTTGAGCAAGAAGTTGTAAGCACCGTACGAATCAATCACCGCCAACGAATAGACGGAGAGAAAGTCATTAGGTGCTGACAGATATGGGTTAGTCATTGACACAGCCCCAGTCACATTTTTGCGCAGCGATGGGAACTGAATGACGTTAAAAATCCTTTGCTCTGCCTGCTCGATAAAACGATTGATTTGCGTATTTGTAGAGACAGTTGTTCCATCAGCCAAGTACATGGCTGGGAATTGATTCTCTGTATACGACTGAATCGCGTTAACGAGCTCTTGGTATGTCATGCCATTGGGCCTCGGGCCATCACGCCTTTAGTTGCTGCGCCGGTGCCACGGATTTTGATGCCTGTGGATTTGGGTTCGCGGGTACGGTTGCCTACGCTCACACGGCGTGCAGGCATACCACCGGGGGTTGATTCATCAGCGGGCATTGTGTTGGGGTCGGTTTCATACTCGACGCCCAAGTCAGCTTTGCTCAACGCTTTGCCGGTCATGGTGTGTGGCTTGGCGTACACAGAAGCGGGACCCACTTCTTTGCCGTCTTTTTTCATGCTGAACTTGGCCATATTAGCCTCCGCGCTGGTTGTTTGCACGAGCCATGTTACGACCAACGGCACGCATTGCTTTGCCGGTCACGCCGCCTTTTTTGAGGCCAGACAAGTTGGTCTTTTTGTTCTCATGCAACTGTTTGTCGTGCATACCAAAAGCTTTTTTGATGAGCTTCTTGTCTTGCGAGATGTCGGATTTTTCGTTTTCCATTTTTGCCATGATCGGCTCCTTATGTCGTTGCGACTGTAACTGTACCAATACTTACGCTTAATGCCAAGTTATTTGGCGTCAGCGCAGCGTCAAAAAGTTCCGATCCCCCGACAGGGTTCCAACCCCATTGGAAAATCCGACTACCACCTTCGTTAGTACCTTGAGCCAGAGGGCTGGTACTTGTGCTTCTGATGATCTGCAGGCCGTTGTTACCGGACACAGTGTAACTGCGATCAGGGCGTGGGTCTCTCAAACCTTGTGGGTCATCGACCGGGAACATACCGAGCTGCAACTGTGGATGATCCGGGTCCCAACACTCGGGACAGACCAGCAAGTCGTAATTTTTGGTCTTGACGATCTCTTTGCGCAACTGCTTGAGCTTATACCTCTGCCCACAGCGGTCGCACTCGGCAATCGCCCATTTGCCGGATGCAAATCTGTTTCCCATTTAGATCGTGTTCCCAATGAACTGCTGACGCGGCACAAACCGAATCGAAGCTTTTTCGTGATCTTCGTAGGCCGCGAGCTCCCATGCCTCATCGTACTGTTGCTTCAGCACGCCAAGTTTGGGCATACCCTCGGGGATTTTGTTGGCAATGTGGAATGACAAGCCCGCCGCCATCGCTGGGATGAAGCGGAAAGGCACATCCATCACATTCACACCGTTGCCCGCATCCTGCGTGCGGCGCAGACGCCAATACACGAACTGATACGGTTGCGAGCCATCTGGGGTTGGCCACACGGTAACGCACGGCAAGTTTTGTTGGTTCACCCCCGCATTCGCGCTATGCGCCGCAGCAGTTGTGTTGTTCTGCCCGCGCACGCAGTTGTAGAGCGTATTGCCGGAGATGTACCCGTAGACAATCGTTTCTGTGCCGATCTGGATAAACCCAGTGCTAGGCAAGTTTGCCGTGCTGCTCAGCGGGATCGTGGTATCTGTTGCACCAATGCTGCTTGCAAGGGTGTAGCCTGTGCTAAACGTCTGACCATCCAGTCTTTGCACCCAAACCTGAATTGGACGAGCCTGTTGCAGTTTGTTTGGGAGGGTTGCATAGGTAGAAACACTAATGCGTGTTATGGTCAAGTCAGCTTGGCCGGAAGTGCTGTTTGCCTGCGTGCGGATGACGTGCTCAAGCAAATCCACGGTATCGTTTGGAATAGGGTATGTGTTTTGACCCTGCACCAAGTTGATGGTGCCCGAGTCGATTGTCCACATGTTGATGCCGCGATTGGCCCATTCAGCGAACATGATGTTCAAGCTGCGGCGAGCGGTCTTCAAGTCATAGCCAGAACGCAACTCCCGACCGGCGCGTTCAAACGCTTCCTCAACAAGTTCAACAAGTTGAAGATTGAATCCTGCGGTGCCGGAAGTTGTATTTGCCATGATTATTTCTTCAGCCCTTTGAGCGTCTCGGCGAGACGTGCTCGTTTGCCTTCAATCCCGGGTTTCTTAGCTGCTGCAGCCAATTTCTTGGCGGGAATTTTCTTCCCTTCTGCAACACCCAATTCTTTGCGCAAAGCACCGGGTTTCTTAATCGCTTTTTGAATCCATTTTTCAGCCATCATTTTCTCCGATACTCGGCGAGTTCTGCTAGGGTTTTTCCAACCTTACCGCCTTTGGCTTTCTTCGCGGTTTTAGCTGACTTGATGAAAGCCTCATCCGTTGGTGCGCCTTTAGCGCCGGGTTTGCGCATCTTTTCACCACGCTTGCGCTTGGCGTTGATGTTTGCATACAACCCCACCTTTCCGCCTTCGGCGTACTCAGTGAAGTCGGTGTCGTCGCGGCGTGCTTTGCGCGTACCGCTTGGCATCTTAGAGGGGCGCACTGCCCCCATACCGCGACTGGCCATCATTTGCGTTTCGCCATTCCGCCGCCGCACATGGCTTCGACTTTTTCGTGCTCTTTCATGTGGCCAGCTTTGTGTTCACCATAAATGTGGTGATGGTGTTTATGGCCATCGCCGCCGTGGTGTTTCTCTACGTGGTGCACATGATGGGGGTGATGAGGAGTTGGCTCCTTCATCAGGGGTGCGTGATCCATTTTCATAAGTAACGTCCTTTCGTTTTGCCGCGTTCGCAGCAGCCATCGGCACGGCTTGATGCAGTGCCGCCTTTTGCTTTTTTCACCATGATGCCGCTGCCCAACTGTTCAGGTTGGTCTTTTTTGGCCACGGGTTTACCCGCAGATGCGTCATCAGGTTCTTTGGGGGGCTGGCCTTGGTCAGCCGTGTAGACTTTGTCTTTGGCCATGATTAAGCCTTGGCTTTGCCGCCGCGTTTCATGCCGGTTGTGGAACCAGCCATTTTGGGCAACATGCCTTTGGTCTTACCGCGCTCGGCCAAACCATCACGGCTAGGAGCAGCAGTGCGCACCTTGGCCATAGTTTCTTTAGTCAAGCCCTTGCTTTCTTTGCTTGGGCCTTTGCCAGTAGTGTTGCCACCGCTCGCCATTTTTTTCGCTTTCATAGAACCACCTTTTTTAAAAAGTGCCGATTCCCCATGACGAGTTTCCGGCTTGTTAACAACTTGTCTATCGGGGCGTTCGCCACCGAATTTTTTACCTTTGTCGGCTGCAGTGAATTCTGCACCAACGGATTGTGGAACGCCAGCTTTTTTTGCAAACTCTGGGTTGTTGGCGACCGCCGCCATGAAGTTGTGCTGTTTTTTGCTAGTTGATGGCACTTCGCTGCTCCCTCATGTAAGCATCAAGCTTGTCGTTGAGTTTATCGAATCGTGAATCGATGTGTGAAAGAAACTTGTCCATCTCGGCCTGAGTCACGTTGTCTCGCGCAATTTCCTCGCGGGTGCGGTTCAGCAAGATTGTCAGGCGAGAAAGCTCAGTGGACTTCTCTTTCAAGTTCCAAGACAACAGACCAATGAATGCGGTCAGCAAAGCGTTCCAAACCATCATTTCCATGTCAACATTTCCATGCCCGCAGGCTTTTGTTAATCCGGCTGTCTGGGTCTTTGGCGGTCTTGGTCGAAGTCAATTTCTTCTTCATCCCTTCCATCCGCGCACAGAAAGAATCCTTGCGTTTTCCGCCTTCGGGCTGAGGTGCTTTTAAGTTCATCCCCTCCTTCTTTGCGGACGCCCGCCCTTTGGCGTTCAAGCCGCCATTGGGATTCTTGCCTTCTTTGCGTTGCCATGCTGATGTCTTTGCCATGTTATGCCGCCTTCAATTTGGCCTGACGCTGGTCTTCCAGCATAGGCTTGATGACGTCTTCAACAAAGTCGCGCGTGAACTCTTCTTGGCCGATGTGTGGCAAGCTGATCTCAGCGTCCACCCAGCACTCAAAGCCTGCCTCGCGTGCGCGATCGCAGAAAAGGTAGTCCTCGCCGGTGTACTTCCTGTCGCGCAGGGCAAAGTCAAACACAGCAAACGCGGTCTCGTTCTCGCGGGTCTCGTACTCCCACTCGGGATGGTCGGCAATGAGCTTCTCGATCACGTAGCGCTTGATGAGCATGAACCCTGTGCCCACGCGGTTGACCTTGAGCATAGACCCATCAAAGATCATGTCGCCGTTGTCGTCGCGGGGAATGTCGAGGAAGAAGAATTTGTCCGATGCGCGGCGGGGATACAAGCCGGCAGCAACGTCTTTGTCGCCACTCTGCGCCAGCAAACGCATCACGTCGTCGGGCATGACCACCACATCGGAGTCGATGAACAACATCTCGGTGCAGTCGGACTTCATGAACTCATTGACCAAAGAGTTGCGTGCCATCGGGATGATGGAGCACCCAGCCATGTAACTCATCTGAATACCAACACCGTGGTTGAAAGCCAAAGGCATGAGTTGAGCCAAGCTGAACGCCGTCTTGATGTTCAGCTTCCCATCGTACGTGGGGATCGCAATGAAGACCTTGCGCCCCGCGAGCTCAATTTGCTTGGTATCAGCCATACGTCACTTGCGTAGAGGTGATGTTCGACGAGTTTGCATAAATACCTGCTTGGCACAAAGCACCTTCGCCGGGCAAAAGCACTTGATACGGTTGCAAATTAGTACCCGTGTTAATGCCTAGAACCCACGCTCCGCCATTTGCTACGTAGTTACAAACTGTGCTTGTTGCGATCGTGCCGGAGTTTAAATCAGTGATGGTAAAAGTGTTGGCGTCCACCACCGTGATCGTGTAGTTACCTGACACCGGAGCCACGTTGCTCGCAGCAACATAAGCAATCCCCACTTTTGCGCCAGTTTGCAAGCCGTGTCCAGTAGAAGTAACTGTCACTGTGGTGCCACTACGTCCATAGGTAGCTGCTGTCGGGGCAACTGCGGTATCAAAGAAATCAACATACCCGGCGGTGCCGTTACCAATAACGGTGGCTTGTTTCAAGCGCACGCGGCCAACGTATAAAAACCCAACGCCTTGAACCTTCGCGGTTCTTACGTCATATTGCATTGTCATAGGTATCTCCTAAAGCCAAAGAAGGGGGCCGAAGCCCCCGCTCAATTAGTCGAAGTTACCGTATGGGTAAGCAGTAGCTGTGCCGATGTTTGTATCGAGCTGGGTGTAGCGCACTGCGGCGGTGAGCGTGCCGGCAGTGATTGTCGGCAGAGTTGTACCCGAACCGCCTGTGTAGGGGATGGTGAAGGTCACGACAACTTGGGAGAAACCAGCGGGCTCCACCACGCCCATTGGGTTGGTGAAATCAAAGGTTGTGGCATTGGTTGCGAGCAACTGCGCGCCAGTTTGAGTGATGGTGTTGCGACCGGTTGCGGCGTTCACAGTGGTGATGCTGCCGTAGGTGGTGTCGTTGAAGGCGTTGCCGATGCTTGCAGTCACGGTACCCAATGTGCCGCCAGTAGCGGTAATCACCACGTTGGTGTCGATCAAGAAATCGTTGATGTTGGAGCCAACAGGGATGTAGAACACAACGCCGCGATACAAAGTACCCGCGCCACCTGTGCCAGCGTCAGCAGTGATGACTGCTGCAGTGGGGGGATAAGCAGTGGAGCTGCGCGTGTAGACGGTGCCGTTGATGTTGGGGATTTGATTGCCGTTGACAAACTGGCCAGAGCCGCCGGAATAACCAGCAGTAGCGACAGTTGTGTTTGTCAAAACAATGGAGCAGTCTTGAGCGAGGTCGGTGTAGCCAACATCGCGGATGCCGCCAAAACGAGAATTGCCCGAGAGAATCGGGCCTTGGAAGGTAGAACGTGCCATGACAAAAAGTCCTTATGCAAAAGTCCCTGTACCAATCGTTGCATCGTCTGCTGGGCCAGTCCGGTACAGGTGAGTTCCCAGACGTATGGTGACTATACATCATTT